CCACTCCGGCCAGCTCCAGCGCTTCCACCACTTACGCTTGAGGATCAACCCGCCCTCGCCCACTGGCGCCTGTTGATACTGCGCCTGCCACGATCGATCCGACATGACTGCGCGCTCGGCCTCTGCCGTTTCCGCCGCGATACGTTCTGCCTCGGCGCGCACCGCAGCGTCAGCGTCGGTTTCGATGATTTTGCCGCTGGTCGCCTCTATGGCCTCGATCACCTCGGGGCCGTAACCGATCTTGCGCTGATCGTAGAGCGTGCGAAGCAAGCGGTCTGGAATTTTGGTCCGGTCGATAGCATCGCCTGGGACATAGTTGCGCGAGGCCAGCGTGATACGGCGCATCGCAACAAACGCCGCGTTCGGGGTGAACGGGGCTTGTGCAGTAAATCGGGACATGGTGGCTCCTTTAGACATGCGCCCAGCGGACGCCGTTTTTTATGCCGTCAATCAGCTGGCGGCTAACGCCATATTCTTTGGCGATCAGGCGCGAAATACGCTGATCGGCTCTAATCGTCTGTATTTGCGCCTCGGACAGCTTCGCCAACGGCCTATGACTTCCGCGAGACCGTGTTCCATGGATCAGTTGATCTGCGCAGTTTTCTTTTGGCGTCGCCATTCTTAGGTTTGATAAAGCGTTGTTGCGAGGGTTTCCATCGCTGTGGGCAACCTGCAAGCACGCTTCCCCAAATCCATCTAGAAATGCCGCAGCAACCAAGAGGTGAACGGCATATGTCTTCGGTTTTGCATCGGTGCTGAGCGCGACAATGGCGTATCCCCCAGCTTTCAAATAGCCGGGGCGAAGGATTTTACCTACCTTCGCGCCTTTTGCTGGCTTCACCCGACGAACATTTCCAAGGTCGCTTACTTCGTATGCGTCGTTCTGAACGCACAATCTCCAGTTTTCCAAAGTTACCCCACACATTGCTATGCGGGATAACTTATTACTTATTGTTGCATAGTCAATTACTACGCGACAATTCCTGAAAAAAAGTAGCCCAGCTCGCCAGCCACGCGCCGCATGTCGAAGCACATGTCGATCTCGATGCGGTCAGCATCTTTCAAATCGAGGCGCAGCGTTTTGATACGGTTGCCCTGCACGCCGTTGCCCATCAAACCGGTCCACGAGAACGTGTAACCCGCAGAAGGGGTCAACAGGCCCGGGGTGCTTGCGCTGTGGCACAGCATGGCGTGCTTCCCGCCGATGAAGCTGTGCGCAGCGGTCTGGCCTTCTTTGGCGGTGTTCACGATTGCGTTCATCACCAGAATGTCTTCGATTTCGAACAGCGCCTTCAAAGCGTCCACGCCAGCCATTGCAGGGCGACCCGCAGTCTGGCCATACTTCACGCGGTCGATGATGTCGGGGTGATCCACGAGCTTGTCATAGACCTCGCGCGACAGCACCATCTTGTTCGGCTCAAAGCCGGTGCTTTGGCGGATCACGCGCTTCGAGGTGCGAACGTCCTCGATGGGGTTGGAGTTGGCATCGTTCCACTGCAGCACCTGCGCGCCGCTGGGGCTTGCCGAAACGCCCGCCACTTCGTTGCCCCAAACACCGGTCGAGAAGTAGGTCGAGGCAAACAGGGTTTCGCGCTTCAACAGCGCCTTCTGCGTGACATAGGTCACGCCGTCGCGGTCGACGTTCAGCGCAGCATCGGCATTGGCCCGAACTTCGTCAGGAATATCGTGGTGGAACGAGTATTTCTTGGCGTAGTAGGTCGGGGTGTTGTCGAGCTTGTAGCCACCGCCAGCGCTTTCCGTGGCGGGCGCGCGCTCTTCCATCTCGTCGCGGTTGAATTCACCGCGATCATAGACGTAATACCGGTCGGACTGCTTCGACACGGGGATATTGGGGAACACGCGGGCCGCAACAAAATCCGTGGCGTTCTGGATCATTGCGATAGAGATGTTCGTGAGCGGTGCGTTTACGTGCACATCACCGGGGGTCGGGTTCATTTTCGCTCTCCTGTGTAAGAGATGTTGGGTTTAGATCACCGCGTCACGCGGAGAGCTGGTTACGCTGTTTGACGGGGATCGAAATAGATCTTGCCGGTGTCGCCAGCCACGCCAGCGACCAGAGCAATGCCGATCACCTGCTTGCCAGTAGCGGCAGCCACGATCTTGCCCGCTGCGTCGCTGGTGACACGCGCCCCAGCCGCGACAGTGCCGCCATAGGCAGCCTTGGTCACACCGTGGGTGCGGATCGTGGTGGCTTGGCCCGAAGGCGGGTTGTTCTGGATCACGCCGATCTGGTTCAGATCGTCCGCATCGGCCAGAGCGGCTTTGCCGGTGCTATCCACCGAAGCCACGAAGAACTGCTTCGCGGTGAAGTCGGCGGCAGAAATCAGGGTCAGGTCAAGACCCACGTTATTGGTAGCCATAGGATTTCTCCGAGTAGGGGCGGGTCTTGCCCGCAGGCTTGAGGGGGAAACCGCGCTGATTAGGCGCGGGTCGTGGTGCGGGTCTTGGTGTATTCCGCGTAAAGGTCTGGGTTTTCCTCCAGAGCCTTGGTGTATGCCACGGCATAGGTCATGCCTTCGTTGGCCTTCTGGATCGCCTCGGCCTTGGCTTTCAGCATGGCTTCGGGATCGCCCGCGTTCGGGTCGCCAGCGCCAGTGCCGATGTTCTTGAACAGAGGCGACTTGGCCGCAATGGCTGCCATGGATTTCAGTAGGGCCTCGATAGCGGTCGCGTCGGCCTCGGTCGTCTTGCCCTTGGCGATGCGCATCAAAACAGGGCCCAGAACCTTCGCGTCGCCGCCCAAGTCTTTCGCCTTTTCGATGTATTCCGCCTCTTCCTTCTCGGCCTTGGCCTTTTCAATCGCGGCCCGGCCTTCGGCCAGCTCGGCGCGGTCTTTCAGGATCCGCTCGCGCGCACCTTCGGGCAGCGATTTCAGGAACGCGGCGTCCTCGTCCTCTGGCGCTGCCTTGGCCTTGGTCACGTCTTCCAGGGCCTTGGTCATTTTGTCCTCGGCCTCTTTGGCCTTGGCCTCGGCGGCCTTGGCCTTTTTGTCCAAGTCGGCGTTGTCGGCTTCGAGCTTCGCCGCCTTTTTGGCCAGCTCCTCGACGCTGGCCTCGGCGGTCTCCAGCGCTTTCGTCATTGCTTCAAGATCCATAACGGCTTCCTTCATGATTGCTGTGGCGGCTTCCACCGCGTCTGGGTTGACCGTGCCCAAGTCGGCCAAGGCTTTCTCCACGATCTGCGGGGAAAGGGCTTCGAGAGCGCCTTGCAGAGACTTGGCGATTTCCGCCATGTCCGCCCCGCCGCCCCGCGTCTTTACGATCACGACCCGTGCCTCTTCGTTGGCCGGATCATCGACGATTGAAACCTCGTCGATTTGCATATTGGTCAGGCGCTTCGCCATGTCTTAGGCCTCCACAGGGGTGCGCGTGCCGCGCCCGCCAATCGAGAACGACCGGAACTCGCCGGAACGGACGCGCTTGCGGACTGCCTCGCTGTTGATTTCCATGCCGATCCACCAGCCCCGATTGGGAGTGGTCGCGCCCATGGCCTTGACGAACTCGTCGTCGACCAGCACGCTCTCGACGATGTCGCCCACGTCCTCGCCACGGTGCATGGCCTTGGCCACGCGAGCCTTGCGGATGAATTGGTGCGCGGCTTTGCGCAGCTCATCCATGTCGACCACGTCGCCCTGCCAGTCCTCGACCGGCACGCCGTCCACCGATGCCACGCTGGCCCAGCCACGGACGTAGCGCCCCTCGGTGTCGGCCTTCTCGAACTCAAAGACGACGTTGCGGGTCATGGCGGGCTCCGAAATGAAAAGGGCCCGCCGAAGCGAGCCCTTTGGCGACGGAGATTGCTCTACCGCCGAAGTCAGACCGGAAAGGAACTAACGGTCTGCCAAACTGGTTGCGGGGCCCCGACTGGTTCTCCCGCTTCTCTGGTAGGTAATGCGACGGTGGCAATTTGCGCACCTCACGTCACACTTCGCCACCTCGTCTAAGAGCGACTGGAATGAATAGTTTCCAGTTGCGAACGCCCCAACGTCAAATCTTTTCCCGCTTCCCGGGCGATGATCGAACTCCAAAACAATCGGGTCGGCCTCGCCGCAGTCAACGCACGGGTTTGCAAGAAGGTATTCAAGCAGCCAAGCCCTGCCTTTAGCAGTTACTTTTTTGTCATGGGCGCGAGCCCTTGCAATGTAATCAGGCTTATTGGCCTCGTAGTGCCGCTTTATGTAGGCGCGCTGCTTTTCCTTGTCTTTATACGGCATACACCAAACGCGCCTAACTCCCTTGCTGCCCTTAACTGTCGTTCTGGTGATAATTTCCCCAGCGCACAGTCATTGACATGATAGAGTTATAGCACATACCGAGTGCAGCGCAAGACCTATGTTGTGGGATTTACTCCGCCACTACAGGTAGACCAAGAAGCGCCGAAGTCGCGTCCTCTACCGCAGCGTCGATCTGGAACTTAGCATCGTCATCGTCCAGCTCGCCGCTTTGGTAGGCCAGAAACGCCGTCATGATCTGGTTCGCGGTATTCATGAACATGACGTAGCACGCCTGCGCCGGATCGCCTTCAATACCCATGCGCTGCGCCAAGAAAGGCCCGATCTGCTCCGGGGCGTTGAAAGGCATCGCGCGGTAAGCGCTGTTCTGCCCCATGAAAATCGAGGCATAGGCCTGCGCCGCATCGTTCAGGGCCTGTAGCGCTGCGTCATGGGCCATGCGCCCCGCCCCAGCCTCTACCTGAATGCGCTGCGTCTCGGCGCAGAACTGGCGCACCAAGGCCTCGACCTCGGCGGGATCGCCCAAATAGGGCCGCTCGTCGGCTGGATCGTCCGCTAGGAACGAAAATACCGCCGCTGTGCCGCGATCCTTTGCCCGTGCCTCCGAGCCTTCGATTTGTTCCGGTTTCTGTGTCATTCGACCCACATAGCCCCTATTGCAACAAATATCAATCCCGCGATACCTTACGAGACGTAATTTTCGTCTGGTGGGAGCATGAGCAGCTCAATTTCCCAATTGTTTGCAGCGGTTTTCTTCTTGTCCAGCAGGATAAAGCGCTGTCCGGGCAAGGTTGTGATCTCTTCCTCCGACTTAAAACCGCCAGATCCGTGGCTGTGGATCGCCTTTGCGCCCTTCGCGGCGCGGATCGTGACCTTATGCTGCCCGAAGTGCTTCGTTGCGGTCGGATCAATAGATGTGCACATGCCGCCGAAGCTCTGAATGCCAAGACCGATGGGGGCCTTTTCAAGCTGCTTGAGCATCCCGGCGGGCATGTTTTGCCAGCGGTGCAGCGTGCCGCCGGTCGGCAGCACTGTCGCGTCCTTGTAAAGCTGCTTCACGGTGGCCTTTAGATCGATGCCCCCATATGTCGCCGCGCCTTTGTCGATGGCGCGGTTAATCGCGCCGGATGCCTGCACCTGTTGAATGTAGGTCTTGGTCGAGCTGGAATAGGCGGAATACGCCGCAGCCCCAGCCTTTTTCTGCGCCGAGCTGATATCCGCCACGACAGGCGGTTTCAGGGCCGATGTCGGCTCCACCTTGCCAAGCGCGACCCAGAAACCGAAGCGGTCGCTTTTGCTCTGCGCATCGACGGTTTGGCCCAGCGGCTTCGACAGCAGCTTGGACGCGGCCTCCGATACGCTGGCCGTGCTGATCGCGTTCAGGCTGCCCAGCTCTTTGGGCGGGTCGAGGAAGTCCTGAACCGCGTCCTTCAAATCGTTGGCATATGACACCACGATCTTCTTGGACGGGTGATCCTGCGCCAGCAGCATCTTCCCCGTGGGCACGCCTGTTTCGGGGTTGAGCTCTGGGAACTTGACCTGATCGATAGCGTCCACGCCGCCCGTAAGCGCGGCTTGCTTCAAGGCATCGAGAGCATCGACATTGGCCTTGTTTTTCCAGTCCTTCGATGAATACGGCTTACCCTGCCCGTTCCAATTCATCACGTCTGGGGGCTTTGGCAGTTTGTCCGGTGTCAGATCGGACAGGCTGCGCTTCGTCTCGGCCTTGGGCGTGATCTTCGGGGGCTGCACCGCGACTGTGGCCGCGACGGGCTGCGCCGATCCGCCGATCAAAGCCGGGTGGCTGTTCTTCTGCTGTCCGACCTGCACCTGATGCACAGAACCGAGAGCCGCAAGCGCGTCATTGGCGAGCTGGGCCTGTTTCACGCCATAGGTGTTCGTGCCGTAATTCATGGCCAAGATCGACTTGGCATCGCCAGCCGCGAACGCCGCCGCAATGGCATCCACTTTCTTGTTATGGCTCGGCGCGTTCTGGTTCGTGGCAGGCAGCTTTTTCGCCTCAAAGGCTGGCGCTGCTGGCTTCGGCGCGGCTGGCGCTGCTGGAGCTGCCGCTGCTGCGGGCTGGAGCACACCGCTTTGATCCACGCGCCAAGACTTGCCGTCCGCGCCTTTCACCGCG